GCCCATAAATGACTGTAATTTTTTTATTTTGCTATAAGTTTTAGCTCCATTTACTACTTTGGTTGCTATTCCTATTGGTATTGCATATTCGGTTACAAGTTCTGTTAATCCACCAGCTAATGTTTCTGTTTCTCCTATTCTTGGATAAACCTCTTTAGCAAAAAACTCACCAAACTTTTCTACAGATCCATCAGATATAAAATTAAGTTTTTCTAATCCAGCTAATGCGAGTGATCCAGTACCCTCAGTTAGTTTTGCAAATCCTCTAGCTGCACCAATACCTATATCTTTAGTAACAGCTGAAACTTTCTCAGCTCCTTGCTCTGCCTCTGCAAGTGTAACACCAAAGATTTCATAACCTTCTTTATCTATAGTGTAACCCTCTGGAGTAAGAACTCTTTTTACTTTCTTACTATCATAGTAATTTATAAACATGTCATCTACTTCACTCACTTTGCATGTCCTCCAATATATCTATTATCATATCTATTTCCCTATTAGTTACACCCTCTGGTCTTTTAAATTCTGTACCTCTTAAGATACGATCCTCTACTTTTATTTCTCCAGGTGGTAAAGTAGATGGAATATATTTAACACCATCAGTCATAAGTTTCAATTCTTCTAGTTCTTTTATAAGTAAACCTATTTTTGATTTATCATTAAATGATAAGAAATCTGTTTGTACAGTAAGATGTTTTTCATTATAAAACTCTCTAAAATATTTATCCCATTCACTACTAGACATTTTATAAGGACCATCCATAGATGTAAGATCATTAGATTTCTTTTTAAAATCTTCTTCATTTAAGTTTTGTATTTCTTGTTTATCTTCTAATCCTCTTGCATACTCTATAAGATCTCTTGGAGTAGCAGTTGGATTGTCATTGTAATATTTTAATAACTCAGCTGATCTTTTTACATATTGTCTATATTTTTTTGTTTCTACAAAACCTGGTGTAATTGATCCTGGCTCTGGTATTCCTATAGTTTTTCTTAGTTCTGCATCAGCTTTAGCATAACTATCTTTTCTCATTGACACTATTTGTGATCTCAAACTTATAGCTGTATCTTTACCTATATTACCAGCTGCTACTGCATCTAATACTTCTCTTTCTGAAAGAACACCATTATATAAATCAAAGAATAAATTTACTTCTACCTCTGGATCAAAAAACAAACCAGATTTAAGATCTGAATTAAATGTTTTTTTAAACTCATTACCTAAAGATGTATCTAATTTGTATGCTTGAGTAATTATTTCATTTACTTTTTCTGTATCATTATCTGTTTCTGCTTGTAAGTATTCTTCTGTAAGTTTATCTTTTTCTGTTTTAAGATCTAACTCATTACCAGTTTCATCTTTTTCTCTACTAGATATAACATCTGCTTTCCAAGTTCTTACCTCTGCTTTAAATTTCTTTTGCTCTTCACTATCTAAATTGTTGAATATTCTTTGTGCCTCTTTGTTGCCAAAGAAAGTTCCATTTTGTACTTCTTTATTAGCCTTAGATGCAGCACTCATAGTCTCTCTGTTTTCATTAGTATCTACAATCTGAGTATATAAATAATTTTTAAGTTCTAGTTGTACTCTTGCATCCCATTCTTTCTCCCATGTTAATGAGTATTTTTTAAGTTTTGGATTAGCAGCAATCTTATCAAAGTATTCTTTTTTCTTTAAATCTAAAAACTCTTCAACAGTTACATTTTGTGTTGCACCATCTATTTCTATAGTTCGCATAGTACCAGCTTTTATTTCGTCTGCTATGCTATCAAGTTGTGTTTGGCCCCAGTTTTGTAAGTTTGAAGATTTAACAGTATTGTAATCTTTTATCTTGTCATCTAAGTATGATGTGTAAAGTGTATTAGCTTTTGATGCTAACTGAGCTTTTACTGTTATAGCTGCCTCTGCATCTACAGATAACAAACTATCAGAGTAACCTTTTACTATTGCATTTAATCCTTGTTCATACATATCTGCATCCATGTCTGAACCTACAGCTACTATTTTTAATTTAGTAAAATCTCCTTGAGCCTTGATTGACAAATCAGTTGCAAGTAAATTTATTTGTGCAATTTTAAGAGCTCTCCCATAAGATGTAATATTATCTCCACCTACAAGTTTTTCTCTTTCCTCTGGATCTGCATTATAAAATGTATCAGCATTAAGTGGATTAGATGCAGCAAACTCTTTACCTTCTTCTATTGCTATCTTCTCTCCTTGTTGAACAGCAAAATTTGTAAGTCTATCTAGTCTTTGTGCTAAACTGTTAAATGCAGATGATTGGACCTGGAATTGTGAAAAATTAATATTAGGAATATTAACTGGTTTTATCATACCTCCTGGAAATATTTTTCTTGCACTCATCCAGTACCCTTTCCAGTCTTAATACCTATAGTTGCTATATCAGTACCAAGTCCAAAGATTGCACCCATAATACCAGCTTGTTTAGCATACTTACCAGCCATTTTAAGATTTTGAAATTCAATCAATCCTAAGTTTTGTATTATCTCTTCATTTAATTTAGATACTTGGAAATCTTCGGCACCTTCTTTAATTGACATTGTTTGAGCAAGTAAAGCTGAACCTTCATTTGGTAACATACCACCAGCAGCAGCTTTAGCTATAATAGTTGATAGAGCTTTGTTTGTTTCTTTTAAAGCCTCTACACCAGCCTCTTTAGCCTCTATCTCTTTTGATTTGTATTGTAGTCTGCTTACAGCTGCCTGGCTATCATAGTAAGCCTTTTGAGCCATACCAGCTTGATATGTTGCATAAGCCTTACCAAAAGATGATGCTACTGCTAAAATTACAAATGGATTTGCCATACTATTGTCCTACACTCACTTTATATTCTACTCCCAATAATGTAAAAAATAATGGAGCAGATTGGGAGAATGTCATCTGTCCATCTCTATCATATCCAAGCATTGGTTTCTTTCTTTTCTTACCAGTAAAAAAACTACCAGCTGTAAATAATAAATCATTACCATTTAATGTAAGATTTTGCGAGAGATATAAATTAGCAGTTGCCTCTATTATTCTTTTCTTTTGGCCCATAATATTACCACTAGATAATTTTAGTTCTACTGGTAAAGTTTTTATAGTAGGTGTAAAATCTAATCCAACTTCTACATAAGTAGTAGGAACTGCATCTAAAGTTATTTGTCCAGATCCATTAACTACTTTATCAAGTTGCATACTGTCATCTGCAATTACTTTAACAGTTTTACCTATTAAGTGATTTAGTCCAGTTACAGTTGTACTTGATGGTTTACTACTACCAGAATATAATTTTGCACTATCAGTTGTATTGTCATCATTAAAACATTCTACATAATATTTTGTTGCACTATTAATAGTTCTTTTCATAGTAAAATATATTTGGTCCACATCTACTCCTACATTTACAAACAAACCATCTGTTGTACTCAAACTTGGAGCTATAACATTTTGTCCTCTAAGTATTGAGTATGTAGCCAGGGATCCATCTGTTTCATTTACAATAAGTAATAGATCCCCATCAGTAGTTGATGTTGCTTTTCGGAGGGCCATATCTGATGGGGATTTAAGCAAGTGAGATGACAACAAAGAAATATTGTTTGATATGTAAGATAACTCTACATCACTAAATAAAAACTCTCTTAAAGATTTACCAGCTCTTTGTATAAATAATGTACCACTCTCAGCTCCTACTGGTTTGATACCTTCTTTAGATCCTCTTCTTGTTGCACCATTAACTACAACATTAGTAGGAGTAATAGGATCAAGTGTTGATTGTGGTAAAAAGAACTCTCCACCTTTTGTAAAGATCTGTAAGTCTCTACCAGAAAACATACCAGTTATTGCATTGGTACTATCTGTAGATATTGTTAATTCAATACTATCATCATCTAAAGCCTCACCAGGATTAAAATCAAAAAACCTAGCTACTCTTGATGCAAAGATTGTATTTGGTCTTGACTTAACACCACCAAAGTAAAGCCTTCCTTCATGGAAGGTACAAGTTCTTGGATAGCCTTTTGAACTAGACCAACTATCCTCATAGCCTCCATCTATAAAAGTTCCTCCAGATGCTATAGCTGATGTATTAAAAAATGGTATTTCAACAATAGCCTCTACAGATGTAGCAGAAACAAATCTTGTAACTCTTGCTCTACCCATTCCATCATTAGCCTCTATGTATTGATTAACATTACCAGATGCAAAAACATTTCCTCCAGCTGTTATTGTAATATTACCATCTACAGCTGATGGTGTAATAGTTTGATTAATAGTAGTTTCAGATTGAGTAAAATTAAACTTAGGTATAAATTCAAATGTAACATCTGATATAGTCCATGTTGAATGAGAACCACCTCTTACTATTTTTTTAGGAGCCATATCTTCTTGAACTACAATTAATGTATCTGCTGATTGTGTATGGTCCATAGTAGCAAGAACTGTAGAGGTAATAGTTGTAGTTAAATAATCATTACCACTAGAGTTTATATTAGTTACTAATTCTTTATCTTTAAAAATGTACATTCTATTATGTACAAATAAAAGCATATAACTTTGTGTAGTTGAAAATTCAAATGGTACAAGTTTCATTCCATTTTGTGGATTGGCAGCACTTGGTACCTCAAATATAAATTGTAATCCTGGCCTTCTTTCTATTCCACCTTGAGGTTGGATTAATACATTACGAGCTTGTTCTAATGCGTTGTAATATTGGTTGATGTCTATACGAGCTTTTAATAAAGGATCTACCTCACCAGTAGTAAAGTTTGTTTGTATAGTTACTGCTCTGCTCATCTAACATCTGTCAATGGGAAATCTACTATTGCATAATTTGGTTTACCTCTACCATCTATATTACATGCCTGGCGAAAATACCCACCCCTTCCATTTTCTGTTAAAGAACCCAAAGCTACACCTCTCCAGTATTCAGCCTTTGTAATTTGGTCTGTTACTGGTTCAGCTAAATGCCAGGCTAACATGTAAACTAAAAGTTGTACAAAATATTTAGGCATTAAGCCTTCGGATACAACACTTGATACATAGTCAATATATATCTTATCTTCATTAGTAGCTATTGCTGGTCCAGAACTTGTATAAAGTAATTCATAGTTTTGGATTGGCAATACTCTTGTTGAGCTTGAGTTATAAACTTGTAGAGCTGTACCACTTACAGCAGTTGAGGGTAAAGGGTATAAATAAGTCCATTCATTTACTGGTGTTGTTGTTGATCTTGCAAGTTGTTCTTTTACAAGAGCAAATGACCAGGGATATAATGATAAAGTTTTTCCTTTGATTGTTTCGTAAATATTATTGGCTACTGTAGCAGCATCATTAGTTGTATCAGAAAATGACGAAATTGTGTCCGATCCTAACAACACCAATGCTTGGTTTACTATAGTTACATTTGTATCTCCACTTGCCATAATAATATTCCTTAATTAATGAAGAGGCCCCTAAGGGCCTCCCCATGTCTATTTATTAGTCACTATCAGTAGCAGAAATAGCTGTGCCATCTCCAACATCAACAACACCACTTGCGTTGCTGACTACTGGGTGTAACGAGTAAGTTCTCGTACCACCAGTTGATGCGTGGACATAAATTATATCCCCAACTTTTAGCAATCCAGATACATCATTAAAGTATCCTTCTGCATCAATAGCTGTTTTAGCATCAGTTGATGTATAGCTCCACATTTGAGGAGCATTACCAGCTTTAGATTGACCACCGATTGGTTGTAATCCAGTTTTATCAAACGCCATAATTATTCTCCTTTATTAGCTTTCATCAGTTGTTATTTTTACAATGCCATCAGCATCAATAGCAACAGCTCCAGCAGAGAACATACTATTTACCAAGAAAGATGTTTTTTCTGGTACATAGTTGATTTCTGTTTTTTGTGCCATATTAACAGCCATACCGACTGCACCTCTATGAAACGCAAAACAAGTTCTGTCGTTTGTCGCTAATGGTAATCCACCTTCATCTCTATCACCTAGAACATAAAATCTGAAACCTAGGAAAGTATTGATCTCTCCAGATACCAGAGCTTTAATACTAGCGAAATCGCCAGAGATTGCTCTCTCATCAGCTAGTAATCCAGATAATGAGTTTGCGTGGATTATGATGTGTCTATCATCAAATGGAACATTTTTAGCATCCATAGCTTTTTTAGCAGCTATTAGCTTTCCAACATTCAAATTTGATGCAGCAGCAGATCCAGAAGTTACTACAGTTTTAGCAACTGTACCAGTTCCAGACGCAGCATTAACAGCATCTATTATAAGTTGGTCCATTCTTCTACCTATCGCTTTAGATACGACTTGTACCAACTCTGATCTTTCATCAAAGTTCACCTTAGCTTGGTGGAAAATGTCTGAATATTCAGCAGCATTGAAATCACTCATTGTAGCTGTAACTTGTGAATAAGTTACATTCAATGGAGTAACATCAGTCTGAGGAACTCTTGCAGTAGCAGATCCCTTTCCAAGTTTAGGAAACTTGTATGTTTGCCCTTGTACACCTTGTCTTAGCCTTACACATCCCAAGATTGAACTTTCACCTTGGTATGCTTGTTTTACCTCAGCATCAAACAGAGTAACAAAAGCATTGGTTATTGATTGTGCCATGTTTTCTCCTTTATTAGTTTAACACATTTATTTATTTACACTCAGTTGTCTGGTAAAAGCCAGGCTGACAATAATGTTCTTTCACATTTGTCAAAAGGCCAAAAGAAATTTGGTTGTCTCCGATTACAAAATAATCGTTTTCTAATAAATAATCAAGTCTTATATTTCGCCAGTATTCACTTTTCCTGGAAAGGCTCTAGCAAACTGTTGCTCTACCTTTCTACGAAAGTTTGGATCTGATTTATACTTAGGATCTGCAACTAAATCATATAGTTCATCATTAGAAGGTTGACCATCTACATCAATAGGAGCTGTAGGTATAGTCTGTTCTCCATAGTATTTTCTTATTTTATTTAAAGCATTGATACCACTTGATGTTGCTGCAAATACTTTGAACTCATCAAAGTCCTCATCAGACCATACACCTTTAGCAACAAGGCCTTGGCCCCATTTTTTGATACCATCTATAATTTGTGGAGCATTAGGTCCTAATTTAGCTGTCTCTTCATCAATATTAATACTATCTGCCTCTTCTTGTTGTACAGATAATTCTTTAAATTTATTAACAAGATTATCAAAAGCATTTTGTGTAGGTTTATTTTCTTTAGCCCAATCTAAAAAATATTCTTTTAATTCATCATCATCTTCTACATCTTCTAATGCTGATACATCATATTCTTTTGGAGCTTTATGTTTACCCATAGAAAATTGTTTTTGTAACTCACTATAAGAATTACTTAACTCTTCTACTTTTACACCATCCTTAGGATCCCAGAATTTATCTTCAATATAATCTGGTCTTTCAAGTTTTACTTCTTTTTCATTCTCGTAAGTTTTATCCTCTGCCTTCTCATCTTCTTTATGAGGTACTACAGTTTCATTAGGATCTGTTTCTTTTGTTTCCTCAGATAAAGGAGTATCTCCTAATAATCCTTCTGCATTTGGTTTCTCTAATACTTGTTCTTGATTTTCATTAGCCATTTTTTGCCCTTTCTATTCTCATTAATATTTCTCGGACCACACTATTTTGTCCTTCTCTTGCATATCCAGATGTGTGATCTCCCCCTGGTACCCAAGTAGGTTGGCTTAGAGTTCTGGATACTAAATGTTTTAAACACTTTTTACCCTCCTCAGTTTCAAATGTTCTAGCATAAGACTTATCAATTTCAAGCTGCTCGTTTTTTGTTTCTTGCTTTGCTTGATTATCTAAGACCTCAATACCATCCCATCCTACTTTTGCCATTATGAACTAACCTCTTCCTCTACAGCACTTGCTGGTTCTTGTTGAGGAGGAGTTTGTTCGCTTTGGGGAGCTTGTCCTTGCATAGATGATGCTGCTTGAGCCTCAAACATCTGCATACTTTGTTGGATGATTTGTTCTTTTTCTTCTGGTGTAGTTCTTAAATTGGATGGTACACCTAGCTTATCACCAATGTAAGTTGCTATAGCATCTGGTTTTAGTTCTGCTACACCACCTGGTCCTAGTGAATTTGCTATTTGGAAAAATTGCATAATTTCATTTATCTCTTCTAAGTTTTGAGCTTTGGCCAATGGACTAACTGGTACTACTTTTACCTCTAGCCCATTGACTTTCAAAGGGAGCTGAATGAGACCTTTCTCATCCATAATGAACAAAACTCTTGTGATGATTGGTACCATAGTTTCAGTTATTAATCTACCAAAAGCAGCACCTAAATTTTGAGCTAGTTCTTTCATTCTTTCTACAATTTCAGTTGCAGATCTAGCTGACATGTTATCTGGTGGTAAAGTATCATCAAGTAAAGTCTTTTTAATATTTACTCTTAAATCATTTATAACAATTTGTGATACATTGAAATCTCCAGATCTTGGTAAAGGAGCTAGTGATGCACCTTGAGGTCCACCATTTCTTGCTACTGGTATAATTGATCCTGGAGTAATTCTAATATTAGATGGATTGATAACACCATCATCTGCTGCTGTATAAACTCCAGCACATGCAATACTAGCATTTTTAAGTAACAGCTCTAAAGTTTTATTTAAAGTTTTAACATCTGGTAATGCTGAAACTAGGGGGCCTCTACCAAATACCTCACCTGGGATTTTCATATACCTAGCTACAATCCATGGTGTAGTATCCATTCTTCTAAATACTAACTCATCTTTTGTTTTCTCATGTATGATATGATAACAATAATCTTTTCTTTCTGTATCTATAATTACAGCCTCAATCAACTCTACCATTTCTTGAGGTTTAGTTTCTATTAATCTTGTTAGTTGTTCGTTTAATTTTATATCTGGGTATTGTCTTGGTAAAGCCTCAGCTCTAACTTTATATTTACGATAAACATTATCTACAGTTCCATGTGGTCCTTCTTCTAATGCAATAAGATATTGTGGAACTGGAGTAAATTGTATTGGATTAATATCATCTCCTGGCTGAATGAGCATAACAGCAGTACCTACACAAAGATCTAATAAGAACTCTCCCATAGCTAGATCAAAGTTTGATTGTCTTAACAAAGTAAACATTTTATCTAAATATAAATCTAATGCTTGTTGGACTTCTGCTTTTCTATCTGCTGGTATGTCATTCCCAGGTTCCAATCTGCACCATTTTTTATAGGGAGGAAATAAGCCAGATTGTATTCTATTTGCAAATCTTTGAGTTGAGTGAATTGCTGTACTATCAAATACCATGTTCATTTTATTTTGACCAGGTACACTACCCTCGTAATATCCATCATAAAGATTTCTTTGTGGAAGAGCATAACGATAACAATCCTCGTAAATAGTTCTCCATTGTTCTTTACGAGCAAATGCTTTGTTTGATCTATCTAGTACATCTCTTGGTGATAATTTCATTATGTGGTTGCCTTATTGTTTGCAGCAAATTTACCAGCTGCCTCTTTAGATCCAAATCCCCATTTTTTTAATGCAAGTTTTAATCTTGTTGGTTTTCCATCTTTCATAAGTGGTCCTTTAACTTTTGAGAACCTCGCAGCAAAAGAAATTCTGCGTGGGTTTTTTCCAGAACTTACTGGAGCTTTGACACCAAACTTTTTTCTACCAGCATCATTAAGTCCACCAGATGGATTTTGAAATCTTTTTGCTACCATCTAAAGTATTATTCCTCCTAATACAAAAGATATAATTATAACACCAATAAACCATTTATGTTCTTTAGCTCTCCTTTTCCATTCTCTAGGAGTATGTCCTAATATAATCATAATTAAACCTTCTTTTTATTTTTTTTAGCAGCAGTAATTATATCACCTCTAGTGATTTTTGTTTTATCACCATATTGTGCAGCAAGTTTTTTATTTGCTGGTTTCTTTTTCATTTTCATTTTGTAAGCCATTATACTAGCCCCTTTCTATTTTTTCTTTTTGGAAATCCAGCTTTCATATTAGCATAAGCCTTATCAGTTATTGTGCTTTTAGCTTTACTTTTTGAAGTACCAGATGCCTTTTTTTTGTTAATGTTATAATACAAACCTTTTTTAGCAACTTTACCAGATTTAGTTTTGTGATACTCTTTTTTCATTTTCCTCCTCTCTTTCTTTTTTTTCTTTTTCCAAATCTCTAAACTTTGGATTTCTTATATATGTTTGTTCGTGATGGTCCATTAGGCACTTCCTAATTTAGATCCATCTCTTGGATTTCTTATTGGTGAATAATCTGAACCAGTATCTAAACCAGTATTCTGAGATGTTGCCATTAACTGAGTTCTTCTTCTAGTTCTTTTCTTTAATCTTCTAGTAACTTTTTTACCCTCAGCCTCAGTTTTTTTAACTACCTCAGCTCTTCTTTCAACTATCGGACTAGCTGGTGGTGGTGGTTTTGGTTTTGAAATAACCCTTCTAATTATTCTTGGAGCTCCTCCCATTATGTTATCATCCTTTCATCTTTCATTGGATCTCTTACACTAGCCACATCAGTAAGTGTTGTACCTACTCCCAAAGCTGGTAAATCTCTATCTTGAGAATAAAGTAATCTACCACCTTTTCGTCTAGTACGAGATCTTGCTGCTAATTTTCTTATTTCTTTTTTTTCACTTGCATCAGCTCTTTTATCTCTCTCATCTAATAATTTATTAGTTGTATCCATAGCTGGTGGTGGAGTGAACTTCGGAGTTTTAAATAAACTACCCATTATCTTTTACCTTTACAACATGGTGTATAGAAACAAATATTCATACAGAATACTAAACAAACCCATTTTCTAAATATTTTTTTTAACATATTAAAATAACCTACTATACATTATCATGTCTTTCTTATTGAAGGAATATTTTTTTAATACACCCTCTCTTTTAAAATATATATGTTCTATCCATTTGACACTACGAACATTGTTAGCACTAACTGTTACATGTAATCTATGTAAATTTAGCTCATCAGCTGCTAACTCCATAAACTTTAATGATCCTTTATGAAATTTAAGTTTCCATTTTTGTATTAGTTTTTGATCTGGTATTAACCATAACTCAGCAACTCCAGGCCATTGTGGTACAATACCAAAACAAACTATAGGCCTACCTTTATCTAGTACAGTAAATCCATATCCTTGTTTTGTTGCTTGATCTAAGTAATCTCTATACCCAGGTATATGATTGAGATGGTCCTTATCTTCCTGGTATAGATCCATAATTTCTAATAAATATGATTTGAATGGCAAAACAATCATGTCTTTACCATCAGCACCAAATATATTTTCAAGTGTTTGTAATCTCATAAGTGGCTCTATACTTTTTTGGTATAACAAACTGCTCCATCCTTTTTTCTGATATTAAAATAGTAAACTCTTTTTTTAAATCCATTTGTCCTTTTTTCCAAACTCTTACTAACCATTTTCGTTTTATATTTTTTTCTATGCCCATTGTTCTGCCATAGCCTCTGCAATCCCATTCCAAAATCTACTTCTTTCTTTCCCAGATCTTGGTAACCATCTGCCTTTATTTTTATTAGTATGTTTGTATCTACTGGTTCCACTTTGTATAAATGTTCTTACATTTTTTTTATCTATAATATTTGTTGGTTTTAGATTTGGTAAACCTTTTAACCACAATCTTGTTTTTTTACTAAATGGATGTCCATACTCGTATGGTTGTATCTCTTGAGAAAACTCTGGCATATTAAATACTCTTAAAGATATTGGATTTTCTATAGCAACTTTATCGCAAGGATGATTGTAGAATTTCATAAAAAACTTTTTACCTTCTAATCCTTTTTGGTATCTATCTTGGTCCATCTGACCTTTCTTTGGATATAATCTACATGCACCAGCATTTGATAAATAAGTACATGGTGGATGAGCTATAATCATATCCCAATCATCTAACAACATATCTGTAACATCTCCTTGTACATGTTGTCCTGGAGTTTCACCTGGTAGTATATCACAACTCCATGCGTTATGTCCTCGCTTTGCAAAAGCATCTCTTACAATACCAGAATACTCACATGCTATCAGTATCTTCATCTTCCTCCTTTATGTTATTAATTATATAATAT